GTACAGGAGAAAAGGCTTGACCTGTAAGCGCAAAGGATCCTGCTTCCGCACCGCCGGGAAGTCCAAAGCCTAAATCAAACGTAACTGCTTGTCCTGTTGCAGAGAAGCTACCGTGATCCAGAACCTCATTAAGGCCAATCCCAACATTTTGCCCTGTTACAGCAAAGCTACCCGCTCCAAAGTCCTCGTTCATAGCTATATTTGGGGTAACTGTCTGACCCGTTGTAGCAAAACTACCCGTTCCAAAGCCATCACTGAGGGCTATATTAGTTCCAGCCGCCTGACCTGTTAATGCAAAAGAACCGTGATCTAAGCTAACAATTGTAGATACGCTACCTGAACCCGCTAACGGGGCGCCTGCTATGGGGGCTTGTCCTAACATAGCAGAAGACTAACACTGTTTTTAGTTTGAGTCACCATCATATCGACAGGTCCACATGGTCAAGCTATACTTCTTTCCCCCACGCAAAGGCAGCACCTTATGTCCATGTGTTACCATAGACGGAAATAAAATGCACTGCCCAACTTTTACATCCTTGTTTGTAAACCCTTGTCTAGGAAAAACAAGCTCCGCTCCAGCGTAATTATCATTAAGCTTTACACTACCCGTAAACAAAGATGCGTCTGTATGCAGCCCTAATTCTGTCTGTGTATCCATAGAATAACGCATGGTAAATGCGTCTCGCAATCCAAGGTACGCCTCTGGGTGCCAATGCTTCTCGCATATCTTACTAAGCTTATCTGCCCATTGTTCTGATATATCGTCCCACAGGCCTAGTTCTTTGAGCCTTATCTCTTGCGCTGGAAACTTATCGCCATCAAGCTCACCCCACCTACCAAGGCTTTCTGATGCTTCGATGTATCGCTGGCACTGAGCCTCTGACATAAAGTCCGTCACCAGTATTTCTGACGCGACCTCTTCGTACTCAAGGCCCTTATGATATACAGGAGATAATACCTCTGCCTCTTCTACATAACCAAATTTATCTGCAAGATTTTTAAATCTTACCTTTGCGTCATCTCCACCATTACCGTGATAGATACACGGGCAGCACATACCGTTTGCTAGTTGACCATTAATAATCTTAACATCATCGTCGCATTGAAAGATGTAGCCTTCATAATCCAAATTGACAGAAGCCGTAGATTGCCAGTCAGATGACAGGAATCTTTTTTGCATCCATAGTTGATCATCAGAATCATTGGGCACTGCCTCATTAAGAAACTCTTTAAGCGCACTTACCTTGCCCATGTAAACACCACTGTTCAAATACCTGTAGAGTGTTGACAAAGGAAATTCTGAGGCCATTGTCGGATCAGGCCAACAATTCTTTTCCGCTGCGAATATGATATCCGCACCCATGTCCTCATATCTCTCTAGGATAGTAGGCAGTGTATCGTTTATAATAACATCATACCCATCCACAAACAGCACAACATCTCCATCGTGCAGAGATTCAAGATGATTGCGTACAAGATTAATCTTTTGACCGCCACCTTGGGCTTCCATTGTGCCACCCGACCAGATTACTTGACGACCCAAATTTAAGTACGTTATTCCGTGCGCTTTTGCAGATTGCTCTAAAGCCCACATTTTACTTTGATCTGTTCCAACTGTTAGTACATGTAACTGCATTGATTCCCCCTCAATCGTGCTTGGTCTAACTTCTCTAGGTATCTGCTTGACCACCTCTGGTGTAAAGAAAAAGTTCGATTGAACTTTTAGTTTGGCAGGCACCCATTCATCTACAGGGACAATAGCATCCTTGTAGCCTTCTATCAATCTCTTGGCGGTTTCTGGTCTAAGAGCGTAAGCATGACAATTATACCAATAGCCAAGAGTATTAAGGCGGTATCCCAACCAAACGCTGTCATGCTCTTTTAGTAAAGTATCAACCGCGCTAGGATCAATACTCTCATAGACTGCATCCTCTTCAAGGATTATGCCATTGCGATTAGAGGCGACTATCTTCTGCCAAACCTTAAGATGGCTAACCGCGCAACCAAACTCAGTAACCAACAGGGGCCTGTCAAGTATTGGATCACGCCACTGTGTATCTCTAACACAGCCCGTCTCGCTCTCTACTGTGTTCCAATCTTTTCCTCGTGCATCATACGCAGATCCATGCAGGGAAATTTGATAGACTATTGCCACCTTGGGCCTTCAAACCACGCAACAAGGCTTTTCCTTGTACCGCTTTTGATAGGTAGAACTCTATGCTGCAAATAGCTTGGGAACACTAATACTGTGCCCTTGACGCGGGATGAGGCGTCTGGCGTTTGACATTCCGCGAACTCAAAGCCCCCGCCTTCATATTCGCTTGTGTCAGAAAGCTGAACCGTAACACTTAATTTTCTATCTCGCGCTTCGTTGCCATTCCAATTTACATCAATGTGCCAATCGTAATGGCCACCCTTAGTGGCGTGATATTCTGTAAACTGAATGTCGCATATATTTTCTACTTGGAAATGAAAGGCGTTTTCGTTTGCGGCTTTTACGTATTTCCAAAGAATATCTTGAACAGCATCATTGCCACTCAACCAAGCAACATCACTTGACCTTACGCTTGTGTCAGCGTTGTTAAAGGTTGTCGCTGCCTGCGTGTTAAGTTTTGAGGCCTCTGTAAATATTGTTGATAAGTCTGTATCGGATAAACCGCCAGACCACATTTGCCAGTTTTGTCTCATTTATCCCCCCAATGGATAATCTAACTTGGCTTAGTCGGCCAATCACTATCGGCCAAAGCGGGCCAATCGGAATGACTTGGAAGGTCACGCAGCGCCTGTCTGTAAGCTAACTGTTCAGCCGTTGCAGGATAATCTGCAAGACCCCAAACATCCGTCTCTTTTAACAAAATATTTCTTACAGAGCGTTGTGTCGTGGCGTAATCATTAAGAACCATAAGTGCCTCCACTGCCAAAAGTTGTAATGGAGATAGACCCAGTAGAACCATCCTCCACTGTATAAGATCCTCCAATTGTAGGATCTGTATAATTCCACCCACGCACTTCCCATTGATAATCTTTATTTGCAGGGACTGTATATGAACTAAAACCTAAAACTGCGGTTCTAGTAAGGTCCTCTAAATATTTAGTTGAAGCATTACTGGTTATGGCAGATGATGTTGTTTGCCATAAATAAGTCGTGCTATCGTATATAACATTATACAGGATGGCCGTTCCAAGATAACCACCGCCCAGTGTACTCGTTCCTTGAATAGGATCAAAACTGTCTATGGTTAATATGCTGCCATTTGAGCCTGAGTTACGAGAAGCAGAGCGAAATATTAATTCTGCGTTAGCTTGTGTGAGATTTGTACCAATTACTATATCGCTTGGAACGCTGAAGGCTATTATGCCAATCCCTGCTGAGTTCAATGTTGTTAAAGTTGTGTTATCTATACTAGCAATATTCTGCAATTCCCTACTGTTATTCACGACTGTTGTGCCGCTTATTTGAATAGCCATCTTCGTGTCCTTTCACTATTAGCTTATTAATCTTTATTTAGGGTCTAGTCGGCCAAGTCACATTGTGCGGAAAGCCATCTTGCTGAGGAACATTTAGCAAGTCTGTTCTGTATTGCGCCCATGCAGTACGTTGCCCATCTGTAAGATCACTCCATCTCAAGACATTACTAACAATAGGATCAACATCCATTTGGAGCCTCAAGTCACGATCAGATCTTATTGCACTGGGGAGGTTAGCCTCCAACGCTGCTATTTCCTCTTCTGTGTAAGCTCGCACAGTTACTTCGCCAGTAACAGCATTTGTTATTGCTTCAACATATTCTGTCATTTACTTAACTCCATAAATTTTAATACTGCCTTTAGCTATAAAATTGTTACCAGAACCAAAGTAACTACCATAAAAAGTTATTGATGTTGTAGATGTGGTAATCCCATAGTTACTGGGGCCACCGTAACTCGAACTTTGGGTCATCCGTGCAAAACTAGTGTCTAAAGCAGATGATATCGTAGCAATTCCGTATCCAGTAGATAAATCAATTTCTACACCTACGTTATTAAGACGCGACGCCCCATAGCTACTCTGCATCATAGTACCACGATTACTATTATACTGTAGATAAACAAATGCACTGTTACTTGTTAACCCTATTCCCGTAACAAATATTTTAAGTATTTTGTAACTAGTCAGGCTTAAGCTGCTAATTGTAATACTAGAGGCGACAGTAGGCGTTAAGGTTCCTAATAAAGTAGTCTCACCAGATGCGCCCGTTGGCCCAGTCGGGCCAGTTGGTCCTGTCGGGCCAGTGCCGCCCGCAGACCCTGTTGGGCCCGTTGGTCCGTTTGGTCCTGTCGGTCCTGTCGGACCAGTATTACCTACTTCACCCTTTTGACCCTTTTGACCTGTAGGCCCTGTGCCACCCGTGGGGCCAGTGTTCCCCACTTCACCCTTCTGACCTTTTTGACCTGTTGGGCCTGTCGGGCCAGTGCCACCTGTACCCCCTACTTCTCCTTTTTGACCTTTTTGTCCCTGTGGTCCTGTGCCTCCCGTGGGGCCAGTTGGGCCTGTCGGGCCAGTGCCACCTGTGC